AAGTGATGTGACAAGATATAAGGTATATGAGAATCCAACTAATTCATCTACATTTGGTGATTCTGGAGTTCCGTTTCAAGGAGCACCAGTTCATTCCATTACGGCTATTGTTGAAGGTGGAACTATTGCAGATATTGCTCAAGTCATTTATAATAATAGAGGACTTGGTTGCTATACCGATGGTGATATAATAACAGATATTGCTGATCCTGATTATGGTACAGTTACCCCAATAAGATTTTATAGACCAATATATGTTCCAATATATGTAGAATTACATATAAAAACATTGACTGGATGGTATGCTGGAAAAGAAGATGTTATCAAAGAAGCAATTTCTGATTATATTAATAGTTTGGAAATCTCTGATACAGTGATACTTTCTTCTGTAGCCGGTGCTGCTATTGATTCTATTGTAGTTAAAGCAAAGCCTTCGTTTTCAATATATATAACAAATATTGGATTAGCCCCTAGCCCTCTTGGAACATCGGATATTGCAATGCTTTATAATAAAGTTGCTAGTTGTACAACAGCAAATATAATAATTAGATATATATAAAAAAGGATAGATTTATGGCTAGTGTAGTATCTATTGAAATAGTTCCTAGTGTTGCTGATATTTATTTAGGTGATACTCTTCAATTTCAAGCCTTAGCTCTTTTAAGTAATGGGCTTGTAGAAGATATAACCAATTCTGTAGCATGGACATTAAGTGATACTCCAATAAAAATTGCTGAATTTAGCGCCATTACAAGTGGGCTTTTATATTCTTTTATAAAAGGAATTGATACTGTATCAATTTCTGCATTAGATATTAATTTCCAAAATGAAGATGTTAATTTCCATTCTGATGATATAAATGATTCAATTACAGCAACCCCAGTAAATATAAATATTCATAATCCATTAATAGTTCCCCAAGTACAAGATTTAGTTGAGAGATACCTTCCAACAATAGATGACTATTTAAAATTAGTAACAAGTCAATATCAAAATTCGCCAAAGATGTTGGAATGGATAAGAACATATTTAGAAATAACAGACGATATTAAAGATATTGCGCAGTCAATGAATAATTATTTTTCTTTCAGTAAATTGATTGATTGGACAACTAATTACATTGAAAATTCTTTAACGGTTAAATCTGGAGATTTTGATTTTGTAACCTTTGAATGTTGCGAAGGTGATCAATTGGATATTTTAGGTATTATTTTAGGACAATCACGAAAAGTATATTTTAAAGCAAATAATATTACAAGCCCTCCAACAACTGCGGCATCTGTTATTTTAGGAGACGACGATTATAGATTATTATTAAAAAATAAAATTATATTAAATCATTGGGATGGCAAAGCTTCTATTCTACAAGTAAATTGGGAAAACTTATTTCCTTCAGGGAGAATAATAGTTCAAGATAATCAAAACATGACAGTTGATATCACTATCCCTGGAGCTTTATCAGATACATTAATTAATTTATTAGCAAACGATTATGTAATTCCAAGGCCACAAGGAGTATTATATAATTTCTATTATGGTGATATACCATTCTTTGGCTTTGATAGAGATGGTGATTATGTGGCAGGATTTGATATAGGACATTGGATATAACAATAAAAGGAGGAATCGCAATGGCGGCACCAACTAATTTTTTAACATGGAATCCAAATAAAATAAATCAGAAATCTGATGCAAATTATCTTATAGATACACAAAGAGCTGGAGGTGCAGTTTCTGGAATTTATCCTTCAATACTAGCTAATAAATTATTTTATCAATGTTCTGTTATGGCAACAGCTCTTGCTACTATGATGGTGAATAAAGGTTTTGAAATGCAAGATGCGGTTTTTGCTGATCTTGTTGCTTCATTATCTCATATTCTTACTGATGCACAATTTGGTGCTGGAGCAGGAACTGTTTGTCAAGGAAATGATGACAGGTTAAATAGTGCCAATACTAAAATGTGGTTTTATATGAATGTTGCACCAACGGGGTGGACAATAGACACGTCTGTAGCTGACGCAATGATTGCAGTTAAAGGCGGTACAAATGCATATAATGCAGCAGGTGGCTCCCAAGCAGGGACATGGACGCAACCGGGGCATTTACATGCAGTTGCTGATGCGAACGCTCCCTTACCTGCACATATTCATGAAGTTGTGGGGATAACAAATACTAATAATCAGAATCACACTCACGACGTTCCCGGTAGTACCGGGTATGGAACAGCATCAGGATTTAATACCATTGCTCATGCAATGGGGCAGTCTAGTACAGAATCTGCTAGCCATACCCACAATATGGATTTTAATAGTCAGTCAACAGGTAGTGGTACAGGAACACATAATCATGGAAATACTGGAGCAAATGCCACCCCCACAACATGGAGGCCATTGGCTAATGTAGGAATAATTTGTACAAAAGATTAAAAGTAGAAAGGAGCTGTAGTATGGAAGACACTTGTAGAGGGAAGCAATGTTGGTTTTACATTTTAATAAAAGATTTAACAAGTAAACAAGGTAATGAACAATTAGATTTTAAAGATTGTCCCTTTTATTCTGAAATGATTTTTACACCATCCCCAATTGGTGCAAAAGTTGAAACTGCTAAAACAATAAAAGATTGTTCAAATAAAAGAAGCTTATTATTATTACTTCAAGAAGTGTATCCAAGATTATTGGGGGTGCAAGCATCAAATGAAGAAATGAGAAATAGTTCAGATAAAGCGTCGGCAGTAATTGGTGATTTTTTAAAAATAGCATCAGAAAATATTGTTAATAATCGTGTTCAAATAGATATAAAAGATAATGAATAAAATAGCTATAATTGGTTGTGCCCCAAATTGGCAAGAAGATATTAATAATTTATTATTATTGACATCTAAATTTGATGTCATGGCAATAGGGATAGATTGTCCTTATGAAAAAGAAATACAATATTTTGCAACGTATCATGTTTTAGATATTGGGCCTTATAAATTAAAAAGACAAAGACTAGGATTAAATTTAGATTTTAAAATAGTTTCTTATGTTGAAAATATAAAAGAAAAAAATATTTTTATTGATTTTATTTTTGAATATGAAAGTCCTTCTGGCTCAAGTGCAATGTTAGGCACATTAGCTGCAATAGAATTTGGGTATGATAAAATAATATTATGTGGGTGTCCTTTAGAAGGAATAAATAGTAATAAAATATCTTATAAAATATTTCAAAAAGGTTGGATAAAAAATCAAGATAAAGTAAAAGACAAAGTTAAATCAATGAGTGGATGGACAGCTTCATTTCTTGGAATGCCTAATAAAGAATGGTTGAATTTATAAAGAGGGGATAATGATAAATGATTGAGAAAAATATAATATGGGCTATCAATTCATTTCTTTTGTTTTGTGTAATGGGATTAATAGGTGTTATTTATGCGTCTATTATAAATAAACTTAATGTGCTTGATAAAAAAATTGAAGAAAGAACATTAATTATAAATTGTGATCGAAGGCATGAAGAATTAGATGTTCAATGCGAAAGAAGGCATAAGGAAGTTGATAATTTTGCGCATCACCATGCAAAATCAGGACAGGCAGGGGAGGTCGTTCCAAAATGATAAAAAAGTTATATGATGCAACAAAAAAGTCTTTAGTCTATTTATTTGCAATAATGACTATCGTATATACAATAGCTATTAATTGGATGTTGTTTTACCCCTATCAACCTATCAGAGCAGACGGCATCGACATAGTAAATGTTAATGGAAAAATTCTCTCCCAACAAGAACTTAAATTCCATAGAGACGATGTTGTATATTTTATGTTTAGTGGAAAAAAATTTATGGATATAACTTCCCATATTACAATTGAATTAGTAAATGGTGAGCGTATTCAAATAATGTCTTATGATTCAAATACATCTCCTGGCGAGGCCTTTAAAAAACGTAGCTTTATTATCCCTTATCATATTCAACCGACTAAATATCAGATTGTCTGGACAGGAACATATCCAGTTAATGGATTAAGAGATATGAAGGTTATGACAAAAAGCAAATGGATAGAAATAGTTGCAGATGATTGCATGGAAGGAAAACAAGGGATCCAAGGCATTCAAGGTAAAAGAGGAAAACAAGGGGTACAAGGTAAGGCTGGAAGATTAGTTATTTTTGGAAAATAAAAAAGTAGTAAAAAGAAAATAAACAATTAATTAGAGGTAAGAAATATTAATTATTATTTTAATTATTTTATGTTTAGGTGGTCTCCCAGCATGGCCTCATGCGGCTTCTTGGGGATATTATCCAAGTGGTGGTATTGGATTAATTGTTTTAATTTTGATTATCCTTTTACTTTTAGGGGGAATTTAAATAATGATTAAAGACCGTATTAAACAAATGGAGGGCTATAATCCCTATGAATATAAAGATACAAATGGATTTCTAACAATTTATTATGGGCATAAAATTCAAAAGGGAGAAATTTTTAATCATACACAAGCTCAGGCAGAAATGATTTTAGATATTGATATTAAAATTGCCCATGCAGAAGCAAAGCATTTATTCCCAGATATTAATACTTTTACTCAAGCAAGGCAAGATGCTCTTACTGAATTAATTTTTAATATGGGTGAAGGAAAAATATCAAGATTATTTCCTAGATTTGTTCGTAATGTAAATATTAAAGATTGGAAATTTGCAGTTATGGAATTAAAATATGCAGATGGAAAATCCATATTAAGTCTTTGGTATCAACAAGTGCATCCAACAAGAGCAGATTATATTTTAAAAGAATTAGAAGTAGGATAATAAATGAATGATTTAACTACATATAATAAATATCACCCTCTCATGCAAACTGGTGATCTTATTGAATGGCATGGATACTCCTTACTTGATATTGCAATAAGAAAAAGAACAGGATATGATGTAAATCATTCTTCTTTGGTTGTTATATTAAATAGTCCGTTTACTGAACGAAGAGTTTTATTATTTGAGGCATTGGCTAGTGGAATTTGCATAACTTTTGCCTCTCAACAATTACGTGACTATAATGGGCATGCTTATTACTTTCAAATGAAAGATGAATTTGCAGTAAAAGAATTTATGGCAACTGTTGAGGGTATTGCATTTTTATTTGCTGGTATTCCTTATGATTATAAAGGAATTTTAGAAAATCTTTTTAGTCATGATACTATACAAACAAACTACTTATTTTGTTCAGAGTTTGTTCAAATATGCCATGGTGGAAAAATTGGAGATATAGCATATTGGCCAGGTGAGTTGCCAGAAAAGATCAAACATTGGAAAACAAGAAATTTATTAGTATAAGAAAGGAGGCAATATGGAAGAAAAAGGATTATTTATTATTTGGTTAGAAAAATTATTTGGGAAGTCGTGGCGAACTTCTTTATATGGAACTATAAAATTTCTTTCTTATTCAGCAACTGGATTACAAGCAACACTTCTTCAGGCTGGATTGCATATGCCAATATGGGGAATAGTAGCAACTGGTGTGATAGGCTTGATTGCTGGTTATATTGAAACACTGAATAGTAAAGATAGTGCTGCAACAGGAACAAATAGGCCTCTAGGTACAGGTGAGCCTGGAGAGATAAAATAAAGGAGAAGTAAAATGAAAAATTTTAAAGTTTTAGCAGTAGCGTTGATCATGTTTTTTATTGTTGGGTGTGCAGGATTTCAGATTAATACAAATAATGTTTGTTTGACCGCTGGAAATGCTCTTGGTATTTATGTTGCTAGTAAAGTACCTGCTCAAGCACCATTGATTTTACAAAATGCACAAGGATTATTAACAGCTATTGATGCCGGAACAGTAACAGCGGCAGATTTTCAAAGTGATATTAATCTTCTTTTAGGACAGGGCAATATCGATCCCGCCCTACAATTATTGGTTACTGTAGCTTTAGATTCTATTTCCGTTAGTTGGACCCCAGGTACAGTTAATGCTGATGCTGAAAATGTAATAAAGGGATTTATACAGGGGTTACAAAGTGTTAAAACTATCA